CATATAGATCACCACTACCACCAATAGCCCTATAACTATCAGCCAGACTGAAACCAGAGGTTTCAATTGATGCGATAGTATCCTTGTATGTCTTCCATATCTGTTCATTGATACCCATAGCCTTATAGAAAGCAGATGCCTTAGATCGTGGCATCAGAGATGAGACATATCCCTCAGGACTAGAGGCAGAAACATTAGGATTGATATTCGTTTTAGGTTCAGACTTACTCTCTACTTTCTTTGCCTCTTCTTTCTTCATATCCTTACCAAAAAATGCACTCATCAATGCTTTGGGAACTTCAGTAAGCATCGAATAAGGATTCAATAATGTAGGGTCGAGTACCTTACCGAGACCAAGGTATGAAAGGTCAATCTTTGGTAGAGCATCAAAGAATTTAGCGACAACACCTTTGCCCCAATCTAATATTGGTCCAAGTAATTTGCCAGTGGCCGTAACGGCATCCATAATTTTCTGTCCTGCCTTCGCAGGATCTTTCTCAACAATAAGGGAGTAAGCAGCAGCTCCCATCACCTCACCAACCAGACCACCAATAATAGGTCCGAGAACGGGAATTGGAATAGCAAAACCTAAGAATTCACCAAGTCCAGTACCAACTGCCTTAAATGCCGCTTCTCCAAGTGATATATCAGGATCAAGTGCATTGAGAGCAAATACAATCATTGGACCCACAACTGGGATCCTTGCTCCCTTCATAAAATTACTACCCTTTTTCAGAGTGGGTGCTGCTTTCCTTAAACTTTCAACTTCTTGTGGGTTTTTGATACCAAATAGTTTTTTCAAGAAACCATTAAGTGGTCCTCCCGTCCTTGGCGGTTTAGCCGCTGGTGGTGGTTGTTGCAGTCTGGGATTTCCTGCTCTCGGTGCGACTTTTTTATTTCCTGGTGGTAGTCCTTTGGGTGAAGTCCTACCTTTAGGTGTAGGTCCTTTAGGTGTAGGTCCTTTAGGTGTAGGTCCTCTAAGAGGTAGTCTTGGCAATCCTGGTATTCTCAGTTTACCAAGTAAACCTCTTATAAATTTAAATAATCTTCTACCTATACTTATAAAAGCTTTTCCTAATCCTTTACCAACATTAAGGAGAGTCTTACCTACACTTTTACCAAGTCTAAGAATTGCTCCAGGAAGTTTACCAATTAATTTAAATCCTCCCTTAAAAGCTCCTCCCAAAGCTTTGAGTCCAGCTCTGATCGCTTTAGCAGCATTATTCATTAATGCCAGACCAGCTCTCAGTGGCGCAGCTATTTTACTTCCGTTTTCATTGAACCATTTAACAAGATTCCCTAGGAAAATCATAGCGAAGAATTTAAATGGATCAAATCCTTCGGTGGCTTTACCATAAAGGTTACCAGCCATCCCAACTACCTTACCAGCACCTTTCTCCAGTAAACTTTCTTTCTGTCTCTTTTTATCTTTCTCAACAGCCTTACGTTCAGCCTTTCTTCTGTTTTCGGCATTCTTTATCTTAGCTGCTGAAGTTTTCTTCAGAACATTTGTAAGACCAATTATACTATCAAGTTGATTATTGATAGATTCATAACTAATCTTAGATGGTTTCCCAACCTCGTCTGGTTTATCTGGTACTGTCTCTATTTTATAACTACCAACCATCGGTGTGGTTGGAACAATTGCACCACCTTTACCACCTTCAACCTGTTCTTCACCACCTCTCCCAGATTTTACTAAAGCACCTCCTTTACCCTTTCGTTTCTTACCAGAAACAAAATCTTTAACCTTATCTGTTGCCACACCCTTTACAGCACCCATTGCTGCCTTCTTCGCGCCCCCTGAGGCTAAGGCTTTGAGTGCTGGTCCGACTAGAGCTAAAGGTCCTGCCATTATCCTACCATGTTATAGATGGATTTGATAACAATAAACTCAGTGTTACCCATGTCTCTTGAAGAGAATGATGGGACATCCTTTTGTCCAGCTGATACTGCACTGGTTGGTGGTTGTTGATTAGATCCAGGAACAGGTAGGACAGATGTCTTTCCACTACTTTGAGGTGGTGGTGAGATAGGTGGTGGTGATTTTTCAGGTGGTTTTACCGTAGCAGCTTTAATTTTAGGAGCTCCTTCTTCTGGTGAAGGTTTCACCTCAGCTGCATCGGTTCCACTTCCAGGTCTAATTGAACCACTTAAAACATTGAGAGGATTGACTACCTTTCCATCCTTATATGTTTGAAGATGTAAATGTGTTTGAGCGTAATTATTACTTGGTGTACCTAGAGGAATTAATTTTCCAATTCTCTCACCTCTCTTCACTGTAGTTCCCACCTTCTTAGCTGGTTTCATATGAAGATATGTCGCCATCAATCCATTACCATGATTGACAGATAAATTTGATGTATACCCAGAAGTTTGATATGGGTAATTTGGACTGCTTGGTACAACTTTACCATCTGCCATGGAAACAACAGGGATTTTAGGATCAGGACCATATGGTGGATCCTCTGTTATATCAATACCTGCATGTGGACCATAGCCTCTTGGATCACCATATCTTTGACCAGATTGTCCTTTGTAAGAACCATTTGGAACTGGTTGAACAACTCCACCACCTGAGAAACCTTGAATAGTACCCATGGTTGGGATGTTAGTTCCACCAGCTGATCTATTCATAGCCAAAAGATTGTTAGCACCATAGGCTTCAACTGCCTTCTTACTGAACACAATCTCACCTGGTTGAGCTGCAATCAATTGAGTATCAGGTCCCATACCTGTGATGGTTTCACCAGAATTAATAGTGATGACCCCACCACCAGCCATACCTTCTACTTTTGTTTCTTCTTTTTCTCTTTCAGCCTTCGGTTTGAACTCATCTATAAGTTCAAACTGGGGAACCTCTGCCTGTTTAATTCTAGGAATTTTGAACTTGTCCTCTTCATCAACTCCCTCTTCACCAGCGAACATACCGAAGATACCATTGATTGCATTCTCAAGATTTGTTATACCACCATTCAAAGGTTCAATCATCTTATTGAGATTTTCAACAATTCCACCAAACAAAAATTCAAGAATATTATTAACGACATTGATAACACCATTTACCATACCAATAAGTGGATTCAAAATCAACAATGGATCTTCAATAAACTCAATGAGTTTCTTAATAGCATTACCCAAGAAAATATTTTTAAAGAAGTTTAGAATCGTATCAAATAAACTTGTTATGGGTTTGGTGACCTTTTCAGTTACCTTCTTCCCAAACCCTTTGATACCAGACTCTAACTTACTTTCCTTCTTTCTACTTTCTGATTTCTGAGCATCAAGTCTCTCAGCCTCTGCCTCTTTCTTTTCATCAGCAAGTTCCTTAGCGTCCATGTCCAACATGTCACTAAGATTCTTTTCAATTTTTGCTAACTTATCTGTGACACCACCCAGAAACTTTTGTATTCCACCCACTGCGGGATCCTGTCCAACCTCAACATCAGGTTCTGCAGTTCCTGGAAGAGCAAGTAAAGATGATTGAGGTCTTGACCTTTGTGATGTCGTCACATTAGCAACAAGAGACTCAAATTTAATCTTCTCTTTCTTAACTTTGAATCTACCTGTATTTCCTTTTACTCTCTTAAATTCCTCAGTTAATATTTCAGTCTCTTCGGTTGGCATCTTACTATCTGCCATCCTACCTTCCATCATCTTCTCTCTAAGAAGAGTCTTGTAGGTTGCATAATCAATGTCAATAGCATCTTCTAAACCAAGAAGGGCTAGGATTCTTTCATCAATTTGTTCAGAGACCAGATCTTCTTCTCTCTCATCTGGTACATAAACAGCCAATGCACCCGATTTGTTCCCTCCAGATTTTCCCCTAATGGAGTTAAGCAGGTCATCAAGCCCTGGGATATTTTGATCATCGGATGAATTTATCATTGGTTAGCTTTTGCTTTTTCCTCTTCTTCTTTAATGTGGTTCTGAAGAAGTGATACATAAACATCACGCTCCCAAGGCATCATGTTTTCAATCTCAGTCAATGAATATTTATGGTACTGCATCAAAGCAAAGTTTAATCTAAAGTATGACTCAAGATTCATGTGAGCCATACCTACGCGAAAAAACTTGACAGTCCTTCCAATACAACTTCACTTTCAACTTTAGTCTTAGGATTGGTAACCTTCAGTGTATGAGACAACTTGGGCATCGTCTCAAAGAACTTCTCAATGTCTTTGAACTGAATGGAGTTCATTTGTTCGAGGAATTCCATCACCTCTTTCTTACTGACATCATCAGTAGACCAAACCTCTTCTTCACTATAAATCTTATCAACACAACTAGCAATCAATTCAAATGACTGATCAAAATTTGAGTCATTAATGTCAAAGTTGTTCTTAATAAACTGATCCAATGATGGATATCTCATCTCCATCATCAACTCATCATTAATTTTGATTTGTTTGTTGTGTTCTGGATTTTCATTGACCTTGATATCATCAATGTCAATAGTTACAGGGATTTGTGTCACACCATCATCAGGTGCAACGATATTGACTTCAACCTCTTCACCAACAGACTTACCACGAATGTTCAAGAACAAAAACTCAATGTCAAATGTAGGAAGTGTTTCTACTTTAACACCTCTAGTCTGAATACAATTCTTGATGACAGACCTAACAGCATTTGTAATCTCTTTCTGATCTTCAGTTTCAAGTGCAAGAACCAAGAGTTTCTCTTCCTTCACCAGGAAGGGTCTATACTTGATTGTCTTTTTTGTCGAAGGTAATTCCAACGAATAGGTTGGAGTGGCAATTGTTGGTAAAGGCATAATATCCTATAACGAGGTCAGTGGTTTATTTATTATGATGCATTTGGTCCTTTTGGTTTAAAGAACTCACCATAATTATTGAGCAATCCTTGTCTAGATCTAGATCTAACGTATCTGGTGTACGCAAATGATACACTCATTTTCAATACATCACTCTGTTCATACGAAACTGGTATTGAAATAATGTTGAGTGGAAACGCATCTACAAATTCATATGTTAGTGCAGCATCTGTGAGATTCTTCTCAAATTTCGTGACATGAATTGGAGTTCTATATGTTGAGGGGTAATTCATTCTATAGAAAGATGCACTACTCCTAAAATTCTCCCTCATATCAGGATTATTAGGGTTATCAGCATTCATACCACTCATATAATCAACCCAACCCTCAAAGAATTCAACGACATCATATGCTTTATCAACATAGAAAGTCATATCAATCGTAGAGTCAAACATCCTACGATAAATCATTCTCTCAGTAACACCTGCATAATCATTAGTGGTTTCAGTGGTAGAGAATGAAGTTCCAGGAAGCGTGGTCTGATGACAGAGAAGTTCTATATTCTCACCCCTCTGTGTATAATCGAGTCCCCTCTTCTTTCTCAAAAAATTAAGAACATTCGGTGGTGGTTGAAGTTTTACTTGATAGACAGAAGTCTGAGCAAGATTCATTATCTTACTCTTTAGAGCTCCTGTCTTAAAAGCATTTGGTGATGCCCCAGCCATCTATAAATACACTTGACTACTATTACTATGTATGTGAGTTTTGGGGAAAAGTATTAAGTCAAAGTTCAAACCATCGAATCCAGACAAATACATGGGTGATCCCAACAATATTATTTGTCGTTCATCATGGGAACGTAAGTTCTGTAACTGGTGTGATAAACAACCAAATGTATTGAAGTGGGCTTCTGAAGAATTCAGTATCCCCTATGTGTCACCAGCTGATGGTAAAGTTCACAGATACTTTCCTGATTTCTTAGTTGAATTCAAGGAAGCTAATGGTAAAACTAAGAGACAAATCATTGAGGTCAAACCTAAACGACAAACCAAACCTCCTGAAAAGAAGGGAAGAATAACTAAATCATATCTGTATGAGGCAGCCACTTATGAAATCAACATGGCAAAGTGGAAGGCAGTCTCTGAGTTTGCCAAAGATAATGGTATTGAATTCAAAATCATAACAGAAGATGAGTTAGGTATCAAACAGTATGGACGAGGAACAGGAACAGTACCTAGAAAACGAAACACTAAGAACAGAAGATCTCATTGATGTTTGTGCGAACCTAACTGATCCTGATGACAAGATGACAGAGGTTCTTGAGAGATTACCTGAAGTTGAAGTTGTCCCTAGTGTTGGTCGATACTATACGTTTATCTACAGACCTAAGACTCCTCGTATTCGTTATGATGAATACCCACTCATTGCCTGTACAGAAGTTACTCGATGGGGATTCAGAGGGATAAATTATCACTGGGGTAATTTTAGAAACTACACATGGGAAGAGGTACAAAGCAATCTTCATGTGGTGTATCCGATGGAACTTGAAGACTTAAGATCCATAGATTATCAAAAGTTTGAACTAAATATCTAAAAAGAGATAAATGGCAACAGATCTATCTAACTGGACTAAGCTAGAGGAAAAGGATGTCTTCCAGAAAAAGGAAAGGCGTCGTTTTGGTGATGCTGCCGATGAGAAATATCAAAAGATTAACATTAATGCAAATATAAAAACAGGTGATTTCTCAGTTTTTGCAACTGGTACAAAGTTAGGTGGTCTTGAAGGATATCCAGTTGGAGAGGATATTCCCATCTATAGTTTCGATAGTGCCAACAATAGGATACTTATCACCAATAAGAACTATTTTGCAGAGATGTTTAAGGGTAATGAAGGTAGAAACGATATTTTTAAAGAGATAAACAAACAAACGAAAATAGATATACTTTCTATTGCACAGAGTAAAACAAATACAACAATTGGGCAAAATAACTACATTCAATTAAAGAATACTGAAGCATATAAATCAGCATCCAATATAATTAATACACCTCCACAAACAGTAGTAGGGCAACCAACAAATAATTCAACCACGACAAAATCATCAAAATCGAAGAGTGCAGTTAGATCTGCTAATAATGCAATTCGACCCATTGATATGGGTGATCTAAGTTTCTTCGACTTCAATCTAAATGTAATCGTCCCACAGGATGATGCTGTTAAGGATACAGCAACAGGAGCACAATACTTCAGATATCCAGAAGGTAGAATACCTCAACTTGGATATGATTATATTCAGATTACATCATATAAGTATGTTCCTGGATTGAGTCTTCCCGCAGCTGGTACTGGTTCTACCTCAGCTACATCCTATATAAGAACAAATAATAAACAAACAACATCTGGTAGAATTTTATCTCAACAAGCAGAGAACATCATTCAACTCCCAATGATTGGTGGTCTTTCAGAAACAACAGCTGTCAGTTGGAATTCAGATACTCTGAGTGAAATAAATTTGATTGCTGGTAATATTGCATATGCTAACATAACTGGTGGTAGCAATCCTGTTACTGCTGTAACTGGTGCATTAATGGATGTAATAAAAACAGGTCAAGAAGGTTTATTGGATGCTGACACAAAAACTGCATTAATGGCTTACTTTGCAGGACAGGCAGCATCAGCTCCTAACTTCGTCCAGAGAGCCACTGGTAAAAGAATCAACAATAACCTTGAGTTATTATTCAACGGACCCACACTAAGGAGTTTCAACTTCAGTTTCAAATTAAGACCAAGAACTGAAAGTGAATCTATTGTCTGTAGGAACATTATCAAATCACTGAAGAGAGACTCAGCACCAAAGACAAGCACAACAAATCTTTTCCTTGAAACACCAAATGTATTCCTCCTTGAATACATATATCAGGCACAGGATGGTATTGTCCCCACATATACACAACATCCTTTCATGAATATGATTAAACCTTGTGCCCTTACATCAATTAATGTGAACTACACACCTGATGGTTCATACATGACTTATGAAACCAATGGTTCAATGGTTGGTTATGATTTAAACCTCACCTTCCAAGAGATCGAACCAATCTACAGAAGTGATCAAGAGGCAGAGTACAAACGAGACAACATGGGTTACTAATGGCTAAGACTTACTTCAGAAACGTTCCAGACTTCAACTATGTTAGCAGACTGGAAGGAGAAAAAAATATCTCTGAATATCTCAGAGTAAAAAATCTATTTAAAAGAGTAAGAATAAATGAAAGTTTGTTCAATGACCTTACCTACTTCACAAAGTACAAGGTCGTAAATGATGAACGACCAGATCAAGTTGCTTACAAGATCTATGGAACACAAGATTATGATTGGATTGTACTCCTAAGTAACAATATTGTAAATGTTCAGTCAGAGTGGCCTCTGTCAAATGAATCATTTGAAAAATATATGTTTGATAAGTACGGATCGGAAGATAAATTCTATACAGTTCATCATTATGAAACAAAAGAAATATCAGATAGTAACGGTAGAATTATTGTTCGTGCTGGTTCAGAAGTCCCTAGTGATTACTCAATAAGTTATTACGATTCTGGAGAACAAATTACGGCAACAGATATCACAGTAGCTGTAACAAACTATGAGTATGAAACTAACATTCAGGACGAACTGAGAAATATCTACTTAGTCAAACCAGAGTATCTCAACTTAGTTATTCGGGACATTGACAAATTGATGCCAGTAAAACCAGGTTCCACACAGTATGTCAGTGATGATTTATCACAAGGTGACAACATCAGATTGTATTCATAAAAAAGTAATAGGCGTAAAAATACCTGGGAAAATTTTTCCCAGGTAAAATGAAATCAAATATCGATTTTCAAATCAGCTGTCAGCCAACTTAGCGAAGTAGGACATGGGATCATCATCGTCATCAACAGACGAGGCGGGTTCCGTAGTCTTTGATGCCTGATAGGAGTCCTCAAGTTTCTTCAGAACTTCTTCCTCAGATACCTTCTTGGATTCAACCTGAGCGTAGTCATCATACTCAGTCTCTTCCTGAGGAGCTGAACGTTTCTTGGTTCCCAGGACATAGTCCATACGCTTCTTCAGGTCATCATAGGACTTGAATTGGTCAGGTGCAACCAGAGCTGCGAGTGAATACTCTTTCTTCCAGATGGCTTCCAGGGCATCATCGTCGTCCAGGAGAGGAGACACACGGTCGAACTCAGAACTATCATAGTTCCAGTAACCAGCAACCTTCTTCAGTTTCAGTTTGAAGTTAGCACCCTGCCAGAAATCGAAAGGATTGATAGGGGTTTCATCTTCAAACTCAGGTTGCATTGCTTCCATGATCTTGTCGAAGATCTTCTTACCGAACTTGTACAGGAAGACTTTACCCTCGTTCTGAGGATTGGCTTTGTCCTGAACAACATAGATGTTCGCGTAGAAGGAAAGTTTACGCTTTTGCTTACGAACAATATCTTTGTTCGCGTCCGTACCACTGTTCCACAGTTCACGGTTCAGTTCACCGACAGGGTCCTTACCACCAATGGTAGTCAAGGAGTTTTCGATGTACCAACCACCAGGACCTTGAAAGGCGTGGGAGAACAGTTTGACCCAGGGGAGATCTTCTCCATCGGGTGCGGGGAGGAATCGGATGACTGCATATCCATTGCCAGTCTTATCCATCTCTGGCTTCCACAGACGTTCGTCTGCTCCTCCACCAGTGTTGTTTTGCTTCTCAACTTCTTTTACAAGCTTGGCTGTAAGGTTGCCAAGAGAAGACTGCTTCTTGAGATCATTGAATCCCATTGTGTTACCTCGTATTGAACGTATTTGGCTTTTGTCCCGTAGCTTAAAGGGGATTGGGTAGCCCCTGGTCTTAGTGTAGGTCCTATTGGACCCAGTGTCAAGACCCTTCTCGTATTGATCTTTTCATGGTATCGATGATGGCGGACATGTTTGAAAAGACATATCCCAAATCAACATCGGGTGGAAAACCAAGTGCCTTAGCAGACTTGATAATGTTCTCCTTCATTCGTTTTGCTTCTAGATCCTCAGACAGAGAGAGTCTCGTATAAAGAATCTTCTGTTTCTTGAGTAATGTCTCAAGCATTTCAACATGTTGTAATTTATCATCAGAATCCATTGAAGAAAAACTGAAGACCTTCGCATAGATTTCATCTTGGAGTTCTGAAATTTCTTTCATCTCCTGTTGTACGATTTCGGAATCGAAGAAACTCATTGTCCTACTACTACGTCTTTAAGAATCTTTTTGTATTTGAAGATGTCAATCTTCAGGAAGGTGTTATATTTATCCATCCTCATAGAGAGGAATTTCCAAACAGGATCATCCAGTTTCTTATCAAAGGTTGCCTTGAATCCTAGGATCCTAT